CTTATGCAAAGCAACCAGACTTTTGGTTATTTAAAGACATATCAAATTTTATAACTAGTAAAGGATTAACAGTCATTGTTCCTTTTCCACGGTTTATGTTTAACTCAATAGAGTTAATGACAAAATATATGGCAGGTGGCACAAAGCCATTATATAAAATGTTAACGGGTAAAGAGGTGACACGTGGAGATGCTAGATTACTTGGACAAAATGTAATAGGTGTAGCTGCAGCAAATGCATTTTATCAGTATCGTATGTCTGAAGATTCTAAAGGAACAAAATATAATGAAATGCGTACAGAAGATGGAAATCTTATAGATATATCTCCACAGTTTCCACTACGTCAATTTGCTTATATAGCAGAGGCTATTAAACAAGGAGGGTTGGGAGATAAAAACTTCTCAAACTTTGATCCTGATTTAACAGAATTGCTAGAAACATTTTTAGGTAGTACATTTCGTACAGGCACAGGCAACATACTATTAGATACAGTACGAGAGGCTGTAGTTCAAAGTGAGGATATAGTAGATACTAGTCGTAAAATGGAGTTTTTAGGACGTTTCTTTGGTCAATTGGCAGCCAGTGTATTTACACCTCTGTATCAACTATCAGATGCTCAACGTCTTCAAGGGGAACGACCTACAGAATACACAGACTTTAAACCAGAACCTTCAATGGACACTGGATTTATTAGTGAGTTCTTACGTTCTTTAAAACAACGTGGTTTATCTGCTCCTTCTACAGAAAAAGATTTACCCCAACGAGAGTTTATTATGACTGAAGATGCCGAAAGAGTTGGTCTAGGCACTAGACTACTATTCGGTATTAATATGAAAAAGGGAGAAACTAAGGCAGGAGAGTATCTAAAAACTTTAGGTATAGAAGAGTTTGATATATCCAGCAAATCACAGTCGCCTACAATACGAAATTTTGAAAACAGTTTACTAAGAGAATATTTACCATTAGCAGCAGAGATGGCTAGGCTTGCAGAAAAACGAGAGCTTGAATCCTATGATAAACAAAGTGATGTATATAAAAATAAATACAGTAAAAGAAAAGCAGGTATAGCTGCGGCAAAAGAATCATTTAAAGGCTCTATAAAAACAATAAAAAATAAAATAAGTGATGGTAGTATTGCTCAAGCATCTCCTTATGTGCAAGAACTATTAGCCTACAGAAGAATGCCCAAGATGAATCGTAAAAAAGCAGAAAGAGCTTTTATAAAACAATTTGGAGATCCTGACTATAGTAATATAAGACATCTACGTACATTACGTATTTTAGGGGGCAATTAAGCACCCCCTTTTTTTAGTTGCTCTATAAAAAACTCTAATAATTTTATTAACTCTTGACGTAGCTTGTCTGGATCAGACTCTGTGTTCCGTTTCTCCAGAAACTTCTTTGCCTCTTCTTCCAAGCTCATATTTTTTTACCTGCTTTAACTGCTCGTAGTAGGCTTTGTTAAAACCTCTCTCCCACTCCCTGTATTGCATTGTAGCAGTGGAGAATGGGTTTATAATCTTTCCTCTTTTAAAAGCTGAATAGCCTTGGTCAAATTGAAATTTCAACGGGGCATCGTGCTTACCAAGATTACGTTGTTTACGTGTTGTTCTTTTAGGATTCATGCTGCTTCTCCTATATTAATTAACGTTGCTTCTGTATAAGGAATATGATAGAACTGCTCTCCCTTTACAATGTTCCTACCATACGCCTCACGTAATCTGTCTTTTGTCAAACTGGTATCTTTGATACGCCATGCTTGTTTTAAATCTTTACGAAAGATATAAAAGTTTAACACTCCATTAGAACCCTCATACTTTTTAAGTAGTCTGGTTTTACGTTCAGGAATACGAATATCAGCCCAGTGACTAGGCCAATCCCCAGACCAAGAAACTTTTATTTCTGCCTCATTAAAGTAAGTATAATTATCTTTAGTAGAGATAACATCTGCTGCACTATAATTTTCACTAGCATCTGTTATCTCATGGCCTACACTTTTAAGGTGTTCAACAAGAGTATCTTTTGCAGGGGCATCATATGCATTATATAATGCTGTGCTAAACTGTTTCCGTTTCAACATTATCTTCTCCTTCGTTATTTAAAGAGTTAGTTAGTCTATTTACCACAGTTGCTTGCATTGTTTTTACACACTGTAATTGATAGTTTAAATTATTTACTAGGTTTGTAGCAAATAAAATTTCGTTATACGATACCTTTTGATCCTCTGTAAAATCATCGGTATTATATTCTGTATCATTAATAGTAACCATTGTCATTGTGTTTCTCCTTTTATTCACATTTACGAAGGCCAGTTTCTATATCATAATAGCAAGCAACCCCTTCGTCAAGATAATTTTTTACATCTATTGATTTTTCTTCAACTACTTCTTCAGATGCAGATGCATTAAGGATTCCATAACGTTTTCCTGATGCCCTAAACGTTGTACAACCAGATGCACCACCTTCATATGCTTGCATGTATACGTTCTTAAAATCTTCCCAAGATACATCATCACCCACGTTACATGTCTTTGAACATGCACTGTCAACATACTTACTGGCAGAGTTAAGAACCTTAACGTGATCAAACACAGATAGTTCATCTGCCGTTTTACCTTTCACCCCAAAGACTCTATAGCCATAGTCCTCTACTCGTTCTGTTTGTGGCCCATCAAATGTGATAATGGTTCTGTCGTAGTAGTATGAGAATACGGGTTCAATTCCACTGGATACGTTGTCTGCGGAGAGACTGATAGTTCCTGTGGGAGCAACAGAAAGTAGATGGCTGTTACGAATACCGTACTTAGAAATATCTTTACGTATGTCTTCTGGCAAAGTTTGCGCAAACTCTGAGTCCAAATAATTTTGTTTAAATAAAGGGAACGGACCTTTTTCCAATGACAAAGAAATAGAACTTTTGTATGCTGTATCACGAATAGTCTCCATTATTATTTCTAACTGTCGTATAAAACCCTCTGATCCATAATCAAACCCTAGTGCTTCTATTGCATTTGCTACACCAGTTACACCTAAACCCATACGGCGTTTATCTTTTGCCTCTTTCTCCTGTTGCTCAAGAGGATACACAGCACGATCAACTACATTATCCATTGCTCGTACAACGTGTGGTATATCGTTACGTAACTGATTAGTATTGAATACATACTTATCATTTATTTTAACAACATATCTAGCAAGATTAAATGAACCTAGTAAACACGCACCATTCGGTGGTAGTGGCTGTTCTCCACAAGGATTGGTAGCTGCAATAGTTTCGCAATAACGTAAGTTATTTTTCCTATTTATTCTATCTATGAATAGAATACCAGGTTCTGCCCAATCCCATGTGCTGCGTAAAATGTCATCCCATAAAGCACGTGCATTAATAGTATTGTATACTACCCCATCAAATACTAGGTCAAAGTTACTGTCTGATTTTACAGCTTCCATAAACTTGTCTGTAACTCCTACTGACACGTTAAAGTTAGTTAGGTCAGTGCTATTGTTCTTTGCACGTATGAACTCTTCAATGTCAGGATGATCTACACGCAATACTCCCATCTGTGCTCCACGTCTATGTCCTGCACTTGAGATTGTACCGCAAACAGCATCGAATACATTCATAAAAGATACAGGCCCAGAGGACTTGCTCTCTAGGCTGCGTATCATAGCCCCACGTGGACGTAAAGTAGAAAAGTCATACCCTATCCCACCACCAAGTCGCATAGTCTCAGCGGCCCTTGTAGCGGCTTCCATGATACCATGCATACTATCTCCAATAGTCATTGATACAAAACAATTGTATGGGGTAACACGTCTAGGTGATCCCATTGCTGATTGTACACGTCCAGCGGGTAAGAACCTTTGGTTATATAATATAGTTTTAAAGTTTAAAAAGTGTGCTTCATCATCCTTTAGTGCTTCAGCTACACGTTTCATAGCTTCTTTAAAAGATTCATTCTTACCACGATACTTCATAGAGTGTATCTCTTTAGATATATTAAGTGTTGGTCCGTATGTTTCAGTCGAGTTTTCTAGCATTATTATTTACTCCATTATTATTTTTACAGATTTAACGGTCATACCGTCTACATCATGGATAAGATTACGTATAGTTTCATCCACATCTTCTTCTATCATACCATCTACAGGTATAGGATAATCCTCTTCGTCAAGCTCAATTGTTAGAAATATTTTTACTTTCATCATGTTCCTCAATTAATAGGTTGAGATACCACTGTGCTTTTTTTAAATCTTCTAAGCCATTTTTATATCGATATCTCCACAAGTATTTTATTATATTACCTTGTAAATAATATTCAAAGCCACCTAGACCATCATCTGTAGCTGCACGAATAGCATCAATGCATTCAACGCCAGATTGATTGTAGTGTTTTGGACTGTTTACATTGTCTGCCATTCGTGTGTCTCCTTTAAAAGTTTACTTTTATTATGTTATCTTGCTTTTCTACTATTTTCTTTTTATTTTCTTTCTTTTCTTTTTCTATCACATTTTGTGTATACTCGTAAAGCATTTTTCTAAAAGATTCACTTTCTTCCATTAATGGAACGGCTGCACATAACATAGAACCTAATTGCATAATATGAAAATAATCATTCTCTGATAGTTCATTGTCTTCTGAACTTGACATACCTACAAGTAATTCACCTGTCCATTCTCCTTTATTATCTACAAATGGAGATAGCCTTATTAATATATCGTTATCGTCAAACTGTTGAAATACTGTACCCATATCAACCTCTCTTTATTTTTTTCAAAGGGAATTGAATAAAGTCTGGATGCATATTCTTACCCTTTTCTTTTAACCATTCTTGCGGTATAACACGATCACAATATGTAAATTTATTACGGTCACACCATTGAGCATATGTAGTCTTAGCACCTTTACTTAGCTTACGTCTACTGTTTTCAAACACAAAACGTATGTCTAACTTAGGGTGTTGCTTTTTAACACACACATGTTTACGTCTATCTCCCGCAGTAAATCTGCCTTTTACCTCAACGATAATACCATTAGGTAAAATAAAGTCAGGGGTATAGGTACGATACATCAAGTCTTCCCACTCAATCTTTAAGCATTCGTACTTGATAGGTATCTTATGTTCTCTCAAAAAGTCTTTGACTTTAATCTCTAGACCACTCCTATACCCCTGCTTCATAGCAGCTTTAAACTGTTTTTGATCC